ATGCCCTTGTCAATCGTACCACTAACCGAATAACGCTGCAATTCATTTAGAACACGGCGATTATCTGGAAAGTGTTTGGTGATAACGGCAGCAACCACAGATTTGTCGTAGGTTATCCCTTCTTGTTCCAGAATCCACTCAGCACGCTTGAAGAATGCTGCAGCCATCTTTTGTTTACTGCCATTGATTTTGAAGTCAACAACGGTACAACGAGAATGAATTGGGTCAATGATCCTGTTCTTGAAGTTACAAGTAAAGATGAAAGAACAGTTGGATGCAAACTCCTCAATCGCACCACGCATGGCAGGTTGAGTTGAATTTGGATTTAGATAGTCCGCTTCGTCAATGATGACAACCTTGCGGCCGCCTGATAGGGACATAGATGATGCATAGTTTTTGATTTTGTTCCGTAGAACATCAATACCCGATTCGTCTGAACCGTTAATCATAATATAATCGCAACCGACTTCTTCACAGAGAGCCTTTGCAATTGTGGTTTTACCGACACCAGCAGAACCCGCCAACAAGAGATTGGGAATCTCTTTGCGGTTTACATACTCCTGAAATGTTGCCTTGATACCATCAGGAAGAATACAATCTTCAATGGTTTTAGGACGATACTTCTCCACCCACAAAATGTGTTGTGACATTCAAATTCTCCATAATATAATTAAATTTCGTCATGCCATTTAAATCCAAGCAAAAGCTTGGCAAAAAATCTTACGACTGCATTTGGTTTTGTGGGTCTATACACAAACATAGAGTCTGTGATTTCCCACTTACCAACCTGTTTTTTCGCATCAGGTCTTAAAACAAAAGAATTCATTACTGGTGATGATGTGATTCCACCAATTCCGACACCACCATTAGAAATAAGAAGTGGCGTCCAGCCAACAGTACTATTAGCCGATTGATTCTTTCGCCACTCAGCAATCCATTGTTTGCATGGAGTAAAATCCAAATCCAATGTCGTTTGTTCCGTCAATGGATAAAAAAATTGAATCTCCAACTGTTGCATTACTTAACCTCAACCATACTTTCGTACAGTGCTTCAAACTCTTTAGATTCTGCAACCTCAGTTTGAAATGAATTCTTGTGTTGTGTTTTTGCCATGCGTTTAAGAATCTTTTTAGGAATCTTCAACTCATCATGTGCAAGGTCAATAATGTCTTTGATTGCAGCATTGTTGGAATCATTCTTGTGCATATGGTGAACGGCTTCATCCACATAACCTTTGAGTTTCTTCAAAGCTTCATCATCAAAAGAACCGAATAATGTATTTACTTTAGTCATTTTGCAACCATCATTCCAACAACATCATAATCAGATTCATTAACAACAACATTACCATTTGTCAAGTTGATTGCTGTTTTACCTTGTTGTTCACCATCAGTAATAGTGAAAACAGCCACAATGTATGTGGGGTTAATGGCAATCTTGTTGCCGCTTGCTGATTCTGTAATCCAAATCATATTATTCTCCAAATGTTAGGTCTGATTCTTTAGCTTCGATAGCAATCCAATATTGCATATCTTCTTTTGTATTTCTAAAATAGGATAGTCCTTTTGAAGAAATTTGTACCTCATAGGTACCGGCAATCATCTTAAAGTTTTCAGTTAAGAATAATGCCTTAAACTTTTTGCCATTACCATCTGCAATTTCTGTAGAGTCTGTATGTGCGGAGTTATCTTTTGAATCACAAGTTGTGATGTAAATCTTTGCACCATCAGATGTGATGGCAATATTTGGTGATTGTAGAATGCTTGCTGTTTTAAGTACAGAAGCCAATTCATCTTCTTTCAGTGTGAAAGATACATCCACAGTAGGAAGATTTAACTCTTTATCTGGTGGTGTTACAATCATACTCTTTGCAGTCTTGCGATAGTTGAGCTTCTTACGGCCAACTTTAAAGATAACATGTTCGTTATCAAAATCAATTTCACCGTCTTTGTACAAGGATTGAACCGACAAAAATTGGTTCAAATCATAGATACAAAAATCTTGTGGAAAGTCATCTTTAATTCCAGCTTTTGCCAAGACAGTCTTGGTTGCAGAAATGGTTGTCAGTTTCTTACCAGTCTTAAATTCAATGCCAGGATTAATGTTGGCAAAGTTTTTAAGAACCGTCAAGGTCTCATTGGATAATTTCATTACGATACTCCTTCAGTCAATTCACTTATTGTATTCGATCCGTAAGAACGAGTCAAGCACTTCATTAAAATATTTTTCAAGTCTTCCACAGTACCATCATTTTCAATGGTGTGGTCAATATGCCCACCTATCCATCTCCATTCAGATTCATGTGGACCATTTTCATACATAAAACTTTCGGCTTTATGTGAACCTCTATTTGCCTGTGCGGCAATGTCATACCAGTGTGGTGTAATACCACGCTTTACTTCAATCATAACACCACCGTTCTTATGCACAAAATCAATTTCATTTTGAAATCGTACATCGGTGATGACATAATTTTTCTCTTTGTCAATAAGTCTTTCCAACCTATCAACCCAAAAATTCTCATGGAAAATACCACGACCAACCTCAGTACCAAGTAACTGTAGGGCTAATCGTGGTGTAAAATCCTTACCAAATTTTTTAGACCAGAATTTATCTGGTTGTTCACGCCAATCTCTGGATGTGGGTGTGTCACCTTCTAGGTAATCTCTTGGCCAATCAAACATAACTGCCGCAATGTCTTTGACACCACCAGCAAAACTAATTTGTTGAAAACCAAAATCTTTTAAAATATCACCAGCGGTACCTTTACCGCAACCAATGAAACCTACAAGGCCGACAATCATCACATTTCTCCAACAAAGTTTGCTACAGCAGGCATGTCTCCTTTGAAATGGTAGGTGCCGATATGGTCTAAACGCATCCAAGGACACAACCAAATAGAACCACCCATCTTACGCCACAACTGACAGAACATATAATCTTCTGATAGATAACGGTCTGAACCACCACCTGTTGCAGAATCTTTAGTGTCAATGATTGTGTCAAAGAAAGCATGAATGTATCGTGAACCATCAAAGTGTGCTTGGCCAACATGGTCAGGTTTGTAACGCAATTGTGGAAATGCTTCCGAAAATTTAGGAAATACTTCACGCTTGACCATCATAAAACCAGTTCCAATTTCCAAAACCTCAAGTGGTTCAGAAACAGAAAACTTATCAGTGCCACGTACAGGATTAAATACATAGTCACCTGTAACTTTCTCTAATGATCCAGCATCCATATCTGGATTTTTAGTCATAGCTTTCTTAACAGAAGACCATTTGATGGCTTTCTTAGGATAAGG